TCCAGCCTATTCATGGCAAATGTGGCGATCACAGCCAGAAAGATTAGGATGATTCCTTTCAATGCACAAGGGATTGCACTAAGAGATCTGAAGGAGAACATTCCAATGTCAATTTTCGTCCACCATCAGTACAGAAATCCCATAGTTGACCCCATCACGTACATCAGCTTCATAGACACGCTAGCATCGTACAGCCTGATGATATCAGAGATGGGATATCACATATTCAAATCAATAAAGAACAAGATGCTGGAAAACAGGGACTTGACCATATCAGAGAGGATATGGTTAGGTGTTTTGATGGACTCACATGCAGATGGAGTGGAAAGTGCAACCATGACTGCAGGAAATAGTTCAATCACAAGTCCACTGAGCAACCCTTACAAGGTGACATACCCAAGAACTCAGGTTGACAAGGTCAAAGATCTGGCAGAAACTATGAGGCAGAAACTGTCAAGAAGGACAGACCTTGGGTCAATTGTCAAGTACCTATGTGGAAAGCAGAGGAAAGCAGAGGATGAGCAGGCAGCTTACGAGAAATTCTTGCAGGCATTTGAGAGCAGGAGCATCATTTCAACCTTTGCGGGTTTTAGCAACAACAACAGGAAGCTGATGTGCAGCATGATGAGAACTGGCAAAAAAACTGATGATTGATCTAAGGTTCATACTTGCTCCAGTGCACAAGGTTGGACAGTGGGACTGTGCCAGCCTATTGGAGATTCCTAAATGGAAGAAGGTCCGGATTGCTGACGATGTCAGAGATGCTGTCATCAAGGAGATTGATGATTACTGTGACATAATGGAGGCACAAGATATCCACAAGCTCAGACATCTGGACATCATAAAGAACATGATTGGAACACTCAGCACACATTGGGTGAAAGTGCCAGGTGATGCTAGGCTCACAGAGCACACACTGAGCACAAGCAACAGAGGATCACTCCTCCACACAGATGCATATGCTGTGGCTGCTGCTTGCATTGACTCCTTGGTAGCAAGCAAGTTCACTGGTGTGCCTGAGTCAAAGCTAATTGAAAGTGCAATAATGCTCACATCTGTGTCCTCAAAGCTGAAAGCACTGATGGAGGTCATCAAGACGTCTGGACACTGTAATGAGGAACAGATGACAGAGCTTCTGAAAATATGTGCAAGGTGCTCTGTTCAGATGGCTGGGACAGTCAGAGTTGTCATCCCAATGACACAGGTGTCAGATAAGTGGAGCACATACATAGAGACCAGACTTATCATAGGATACTGGTTCAGTGTTGTGAGTTGTGAGGGCGAGATGATCAACCTGACTGCAGATAAGTTCATGTCAAAAGTCACACAGATTGCAACACTAATGAACAGATGCCCGACACAGTGTTTCGACAGAAATAAGCTTCCAGACATCATTGGATCACACTGGTTCAAAGACAGTGTCCAGCAGAGCATGCTGTCCTCTAGCATGAGGAATGCTTCAGCCAGAGATGTCAAAATGATAAGGAGCATATCTGAGTTCATGAATACACCTGCCAGAGATCTGATGAAGGCAAACTGCATTGTTGAAAGCACCATACTCAAGAATGGTTGGTGTGACAGGGTGACGTTGCAGAAGCACTCAGGTGACCCTAGTGAATATGGTCTGACTATACTGTGTGTGGATGGTGTCTACACAATCGAAACACAGAAGGAGGAGCCACATGCTGTGTGCACCATGTTGGAGGACTGGCTGTCTTTCAATATAAGGAACCAGAGAGGAAGGAGGCCAAGGTTCTTTCATGACATGTCATTGCAGAATGCATACAACCCTGTGTTCAATGTCTATGGACAAGGAACTGCATGCATCACAACACAGAGGTCTGGGTTCCTCAAGATACCCATTCAGCATGAACCTGTGTCAAATGCAATGGTAAGACACATAGAGTCTGATGAGACCATTGCAACAAAATCTATCAAAGTGGGTGAGTCTGGGTCCTTGTGGCTCGGGTTGAACTTGGGCACAGACATTGCAATTGGTGAAAAGACTGATCTTCTCCTTGATGCGCTCAACAGGAACTTGAATGTGAACATAGACAGGAGAGCTGGCACAAGGTTTCAGAAGTTGTGCATGATCCCAGAGGATGACATGATCGGGCTGCCTGTGATGTTTGAGTTCTGCAAAAGGTTGGTGCCAACAGATAGCTTCAAAGCCATGAACTTCTTCACAAAAGGCGAGCTACATGAGAAGAGAATGGGCTTGTCAGATGTGGTGATCTGCGGGGACATCTATAGGACATCAATGAATGTCAAGCTTGTGAATGGAAAGGCAATCTTGCAGGCTGATGCCAAGCTGACGAATAATTCCATTGATCAGTCCATGCAGGCTGAAGCGTTTGTGAGAGCCATCGATGCTGGAGTGTGCAGCAAGGAGACAGTCAGGCTTGTCCTTCCTGTAATTTGGAGGCTTTACAATGACCTGGTTGATGAGGCAGGTGGACACATCTCTGACAAAGATCTGACAGATATCATGTCTGTAGAATCCAGGAAGCTAGCTGATTGCCTAAGATCAAGCATTAGCTGCAAGATGAGTGGTGACATAAGCTGCGCAACTGAGATACTAAGGAACATAAG